GTGCTCTTTACCGAGCGAGAGTTCGGGTACGGAAACCGTATCGTCTTTTCCGCGAACTCCGTCCAGTTTGCGACGCTCCCGGAAAAGGTCACGGCGGCAAAGTTCTTGACGGAAATCGGCGCGGCGACGCTCGACCAAATCTTGACTATGTTCGATATGCCGACTATCGGCGGCGAGGAGGGCGCGCGCCGGGTGCAGACCCTAAACATGGTAAATGCGAAACTCGCGGACAAATATCAAACCGGCACGGACGGCGGCGGAGGCAATACCCCGCCGGACGACACTACGCCGCCCGGGGAGCCGACGGGCAAAGAGGAGGTTTAACGCTATGGCTATCAAACAGGGGCGCGAATATCGCGCTTTGCAGGACTTTAGCCTCGTCCCCCGGGAGGAGAACTCGCCGGAGTACAGGGTACGCGGTACGGCTATCGTATTCAATACGCCCACGGTGCTATGGGAGTGCGACGGCGTGGAGTACAAGGAAATTATCGACCGTCACGCTTTCGACGAGTGCGATATGTCCGACGTGATTTTCAACTACAACCACGGCGGAAAGGTCGTCGCCCGTCTCCGTAACAAAACGCTCGCCCTCAATATCGACGAGCGCGGCGTAAACATCGAGGCAGACCTCGGCGGCACGACCGCCGGGCGCGAGCTTTACGAGGAAATCGACGGCGGGTACGTCGATAAAATGTCCTTTTCTTTCACGGTGCGCGAGGCGAAATACGACTCCGTTACCCATACCCGCACTATCACAAAGGTCAAGAAGCTATACGACGTGTCGGCGGTGGACATTCCCGCCTATAATGACACGTCTATTTCGGCTCGGAGCTTTTTCGAGGAGGAGCACTCGAAAGAGCTTGCGGCTTTGGAGCAAGCCCGGAGACGGAAGAAACTCGTAGCTTTGACATACTAACCGCCCACACAACGACTATCATTTTTTGGAGGTAAATTATGAACATCGAAAAGAGACGCGCAGAAATCGCCGCCCGCAAAGCTGAAATCCGTAAGCTCATTGAGGGCGATACCGAGAACAAGCTCAACATGGACGACCTCGAGAAAGAGCTCCGCGAGCTCAACGAGGAGGACGAGAAGCTCGAAAAGAGACAGGCTATCGAGCGTATGCTCAACGGCGGCGCGGCTCCGGCCTCTCCCGCTGGCCTCGCTAATCCCGTCGCCCGTTCCGCCAACCAGCCCGCGCCGGAGAACTCCGACGTGCTCTATCGTTCTGCATGGCTCAAGACCTTGCAGGGTAAGCCGCTGACCGACGACGAAAAGCGCGCTTATTCTACCGCGTCCGGCTCCGGCCTCCCCATTATCCCGGAGACGACCGCTAACCAGATTATCAAGAAAATGTACGAGGTCGCGCCGATTTTGCAGAGATGCAAGATTTTCCACGTCCCCGGCAATTTCAAGTTCGCAATCGAGGGTACGAACGACGAGGCCGCTCTCCACACCGAGAACGCCGCCATTACCGCCGCGAGCGACTCCCTCGGCTCCGTCTCTCTGACCGGCTACGAAATCGTGAAGCTCGTCAAAGCCTCCCGCGCTTGCTCCGAAATGGCGCTTTCCGCGTTCGAGAGCTATATCGTCGAGGTTATCGCCGAGAGCGTCGCCCGCCGCATTGAAAAGTACATTTTCACCGGCACGGGCTCCAACCAGCCCGGCGGCGTTAAGACCGCCGGTAAGGGCGCGAGCGGCGCGTACACCGACGACACCGACCAGATTACCGTAGCAAAGACGGCCTCTCTCACCGAGGCGAATGTTATCGCGCTTTACGGTCTGCTGGGCGACGGCTACGAGCGTAACGCCGTTTGGTGCATGAACAAGGCGACGTTCTTCTCTGACTTCTTCCCGCTGATGAACAAGAGCAAGAACAATGTTATCGAGTTCGCAAACGGCAAGTATTACATCATGGGCGCAGAGGTCTACTTTACCGGCTCTCTCGCCGCACATGAGGCGTATCTCGGCGACTTCTCCTATATCATCGGCAACTATTCGCAGGATATTACCGTCGTCCGCTCCGAGCACTCCGGCCTCGCTACGAACAGCATCGACTACCTCGGCACTTGCGTGTTCGACTCTAAGCCGGTCGCGGGCTTCGGCGCGTTCGTGCATCTTGCCAAGGCTACGGCCTAATGAGGAGGGCTCGAAATGGCAGTCGGTGACGAATATCTCGCCTCCGTCCGCCATAGCGTGAGACTCTCCTCCACCGTCCACGACGGGGAATTGACCGACCTCATTAACGCCGCCCGAGCCGACCTCGTGCTCGGCGGCGTTCTTGAGGAGAAAGCGAACGACGAGAGCGACCCGCTTATCAAAAAAGCGGTGACGACCTACGTAAAGGCCGAGTTCGGGCTCGATAACGAGGACGCGGACAGGCTCCGCGCCTCGTACAAGGAACAGCGGAACGGCCTCACGCTCTCGGACTCCTATATCGCGGCGGAGGAGGGATAGCTCATGTACTGGCGCGACGTTGTGACGCTCAAGGCCGTTACGGAGGGGCGCGACGCGGACGGGTATCCGAAAGAGACAATCACGGAGACGACCGTTTTCGCCGACGTGTCCAGCACCAAGCGGAGCGAGTTCTACGCCGCCCGACAAGCGGGTATCTCGCTCGCGCTGACGGTAAAGCTCCGCGCCGCCGACTATAACGGTCAAGAGCGGCTCTCCTTTGAGGGCAAAGAGTACAAGGTCGAGCGCGCATACACGGAGGCGCGGGAATACTACGAGCTTAATTGCTCCGAGTTTAGGGAGGCGAGCGAATGAACGTAAACGCCCTTTTGGTGGATACGCTCGATAGCCTCCTCCCGACCGCCGACGGCGTGTATAAGGGCGCGGCGACCGAGTATATCGTTTTCAACTATACCGAGCTCCCGGCAGACTTTGCAGACGACGACGCGGAGCATTACCGCTATCTCGTGCAAGTCCACCTATACGCGCCGCTCGAGAAAAATACCCGCGCATACCGGCGGGAAATCTCCCGGCGGCTCGTGGCGGCGGGCTTCACGCGCCCGACGGTGACTCCGGCCTCTGACGAGCACGGACAGCATTACGCCTTTGAGTGCGAAATCGCGGGAGGCGTTGACGATGGCTAATCTATCCACGAGCGGGCTCGAGGAGCTCGTCGGCGGCTTCGACGCTATCGCAGAACTCCCCGACGAGGTAGTGCTCGAAATGCTCGTCGCGGAGGCGGAAGTTATCGCCCCGGCGCAGGAGGCTGAGGCGCGCGCTATGCTCTCGGGCAAGTACAGCACCGGCGAGACGGCGCAAAGCATTTCCTACGACAAAAAGCTCAAGAAAACATCGGACGGACGAGCTATCTACGTTTACCCGAAAGGCACTCGGCGACACGGCAACAAGCGCCGCGCCGCCGAGGTCGCTTTTGTGGACGAGTTCGGTAAACAGGGACAGCCCGCTCGCCCATTCATCCAGACGGCAAACGAGAAAGCGGCAGACCCGGCAACCGACGCGGCGGCTCGGGTGTACGACGGCTTTCTCAAATCGAAAAACTTTTAGGAGGTTTTATTATGGCACAGTTTGGCGCAAAGCGACCTATCTTCGCCCCGACGAAAACCACGCCGGACAATGCGCTCCCGACCTACGACTACGAGCACGTCGTAACCGTGGGCAAGCTCGTTAAGGCCGACCTCACCGTTACGAACGCCTCCGGCGAGCTCTACGCCGACGACGCGCTCGCCGAAAAGGTCGATATGTTCGCCTCCGGCTCTCTCGCGCTGGAAACGGACGACAAGACGGACGAGGTACACGCCGCTATTCACGGCGCGACCAAGGATACACAGTCGAGCGAGGTCACGGACTCCGACGGAGACGTAGCCCCTCGCGGTGGCCTCTGCTATTACAAGGTCATTATCCGCAACGGAGTACGCTATTTCAAGGGCGTGTTTCATCCGCTCGTCAAGGCTATTCTCGGCAACGACAGCGCGGCGACGAAAGGCTCCTCTATCACGTTCGGCACGAGCGCGACGACCTTTACCGTGTTCCGTTGCAATTCCGGCGCATGGCGCATCACGAAAGAGTTTACCTCGGAGAGCGAGTGTATCGCGTGGTGCGATACCAAGCTCGGCAAGAGCACGGGCTAATATCTACACACGACGGGAGGCGAGCGAGAACGGCTCGCCTCCCGCTTTGGTAATTGGAGGGTAAAGGCATGAAAGCGGCAAAAATGACGGTCGCGGGCGTGACATATTACCTCGTTTTCGACGGCGAGGCTATGTTTATGCTTCGGGACATTTACGGCGGGACACAACTCGCACTCGAGGCGATAGAGCCGGATACCCGCGAGGGCTTCGCGGCGACGTGCGCTATCGCGGCGCTACTGGCAGAACGCGGCGAGCTCCTCCGGCGGCGGCTCGGGTATGACTCCGGCGCTATCCCGGAAAAGGACGATTTTCTCCTCGCGGTGAGGCCGTTTGAAATCGTGGAGCTCAAGCGCGCGATTATGACGGCTATCGAGCTCGGCTATGGTCGAGAGGTCACGACCCCCGGCGACGAAATCGACGAGGGGCTCGCGGAACTTAATCAAAAAAAAACAAGATAAGGCGGGCGGACTATTACCGTATCGCCGTTCTTTGCGGAGTCTCCCCCGGGGAGGCTCTTTTTATGGCTCCCGGAGAGGTTTTCGACCTTTGGGAGCTCTATCTATCCGCACACGGTAAAAACAGGGGCGAGGAGGGCGTGTAATGGCAAACCGTGAGATAAAAACGAAAGTCGCTATCGACGGGGAAAAAGAATACAAAGAGTCGCTCAAGAATATTAACTCCGCCCTCGGGACGCTCAAATCGGAATTGAAGCTCGTCGAGAGTCAATACGCGGGACAGGCGAACAGCTACGCGGCGTTGAGCGCCAAGGGCGACGTACTCTCCCGTATGTACGACCAGCAGAAAGAAAAGGTCAAGGCGGCGGCGGAACAGCTCGAGAAAGCAAAAAAAGCTCAATCGGACTACGCCGAAAAAGTCTCCTCCGCGCAATCCGAGATTTCGCGTTGTGAGGCCGCTCTCGCCGCTCTCGGCGACGAGACGGGCGACACGACCGAGGAGCAAGCCAAACTCACGGCGGAGCTCGAAAAGGCAAAGAGCGAGCTCGCGGCGGCTGAAAAGGGGTACGAGTATACGACTCGCTCCGTCAATTCCTATCAAACACAGGTAAATAGCGCCGAGACGGAGCTAAACAAGCTCGGCTCGGAACTCGATAAAAACGCCTCCTATATGGACGAGGCCGCGAAATCCTCCGACGGGTGCGCCGAGTCTATCGACGAATACGGGAAAGAGGTCAAAAAGGCCGGAGAGGACTCCGAGGAGGCCGGAAAGAAGTTCGACAAGGTAAAGACCGCCGCGACCGCGCTCGGAACTGCGGCGGCGGCGGCAACGGCGGCACTCGCGGCGGCGGCGGTCAAGCTCGGGACGGAGGTTATCAGCGCATACGCCGATTATGAGCAGTTAGTCGGCGGCGTTGAGACGCTCTTTAAGGATAGCTCCGGGAAAGTCATGGAGTACGCGACCGACGCATACAAGACCGCCGGGCTTTCCGCTAACGAGTACATGGAAACCGTGACGGGCTTTTCTGCGAGCCTTATTTCCTCCCTCGGCGGAGACACGGAGAAAGCCGCCGAGTATGCGAACATGGCAATTACGGATATGTCCGACAACGCTAACAAAATGGGCTCGGACATGGCCTCCATTCAGAACGCATACTCCGGCTTTGCAAAGCAGAACTATACAATGCTCGATAACCTCAAGCTCGGGTATGGCGGTACGAAAGAGGAAATGCAAAGGCTCCTCGAGGACGCGGAGAAGCTCTCCGGCGTAAAGTACGATATTTCGAGCTACTCGGACATTATCGACGCTATTCACGTTATCCAGACGGAAATGGGTATCACGGGGACGACCGCGAAAGAGGCGGAGGCGACTATCTCCGGCTCTATCGGGATGCTGAAATCCTCGTTTCAAAACCTCATTACCGGCCTCGGCGACGCAGACGCAGACATAGACAAGCTATGCGATAACGTCGTAAACTCCTTTAATTCCGTCGTCAAGAACATTACGCCGGTCGTTAGAAACCTCGCAAAAACCGTCCCGAACGCATTAGAGGGCATCCTCGACGCTATCGCGCCTCTCCTGCCGGAACTCCTCGAAATGGGAGTCGGGCTCTTTGAGGCGCTCTTGAGCGGGTTTACATCGGTGCTCCCGGAGCTTATGAACACGGCGGCCTCGCTCGTGACAACGCTCGTACAAGGCATTATCGAGGCTTTGCCGCTCGTCGTAGAGGCGGCGGCACAGTTCATTACAACGCTCGTGCAAGGTATCGCGGAGGCACTACCGACGCTCATTCCGGCGGCGGTGGAGACGGTGACGACCATTGTATCGACGCTTATCGAGAATATACCCTTGCTTATCGACGCGGCGCTCCAACTCATACAGGGGCTCGCGGAGGGCGTTCTCGAGGCTATCCCCGTGCTCCTCGAGGCTTTGCCGGAGCTTATCGAAAGTCTCGTGACGACGCTCCTCGACGCTATCCCTCAAATCATCGAGACGGGAGTCGAGCTTTTGACCGCCCTTGTGGAAAACCTCCCGGAAATCATTACGACGATATGCGAGGTTTTGCCGCAAATCATCGAGAGCACGATTACAACGCTCCTCGACCATTTGCCGGAAATCGTAGAGGCGGGCGTAAAGCTCTTGACGGCGCTTATTACCAACCTCCCGCAAATCATTTTGACGATAGTACAGGCGCTCCCGCAGATTATCACGGCGGTAATTAACGCCCTCGTGAACAATATCCCGAAAATCATCGAGACGGGCGTAAAGCTCTTGACTGCCCTCATTACCAACCTCCCGCAGATTATCGCCGAAATCGTCCGCGCTATGCCGCAGATTATTACCGGCATCGTGAGCGCGCTCGGCGAGGGCGTGTCGCAGGTCGCGGAGGTCGGTAAAAACCTCGTCCGGGGCTTGTGGCAAGGCATCCAGTCGCTCGCCGGGTGGCTATGGGATAAAGTGTCCGGGTGGATTTCCTCCATTTGGGACGGCATTACGGACTTTTTCGGCATCCACTCTCCGAGCACAAAAATGGCGTGGGTGTCCGAAATGAACGTCGAGGGCGCAGTCGTCGGCATCGAGAAGAACAAGAGCAAGGCCGTAAAAGCCTATGGAGCTATGGGCGAGGAAATGCTCGCCGAGGTAGACTCCGGGCTCGCGGCGGTAAACGACAAGCTCAAAAGCTCTATCGGGGAAATCGAAACGGGCTTTTCCGCAAAGGCGACCGTCGAGGCCGTCTCCGCATCCGTCCCGGCGGACTTGACCGGGCGCGGCGGCGGCGCGACGACCTCCGGCGGCGGAGATACAAACGTCGTAAATCATTTTCATATCGCGGAGCTCGTCGTCCGTGAGGAGGCGGACGTAAAGAAGATTTCCCGCGAGCTCTACAATATGCAGAAATCGAAATCGCGGAGCAAGGGGGTATCTATGGCGTGAGCATGGGTTTTATTTTCGACAACAAGCATAGCGGGGATATGGGAGTCGTGTTCAAATCCACAGACCGAACACTCCTCCCTGCGAAACGGGTAACGCAATACACGATACCCGGCAAGAGCGGCACATACGACATAGAGGACGGTTACGAAAACCGCGAAATCGTATGCACGGTCGCTTTCGTCGGCGAGGGCTACCATTACGCGGGCGTGAGAACGCGAGCGCGCGCCGTGGCGGAATGGCTCTCCGGCGAGGGCTTGCTCGTATTTGACGACGAGCCCGAAAAGGCGTACTCCGCAAAGGTCGTCGGCGGTATCTCTATCGAGCAAATCGCCGTTACGGGGACGTGCGAGGTACGTTTCTTGTGTAAGCCGTTCGCCGAGTCCTTGCGCTACAATCAGCAGGACGTAAAATCCGTCTCTCTGCCTCACACGGAGGCGGTCAACGTCCGAGGAACGCAGGAAACGGACGGCTTAATCTATATCACGGCGCGCGGCAATATCCAAACGCTGACGATAACACGGCTCAAGGTAAATTAAAAATTAGGAGGTTTCTACAATGAGCGCATTATCTAACGTCCACGCATCTACTCTCTTGAATACGTCCTTGCGGAGCGGGACGTACTATCTCGCTCTTTTCCTCACCGACCCGACGGCGAGCGGAACGGGTACGGAGGTATCCGGCGGCGGATACGCGAGAAAGATTATCAACTTTAGCGCGCCGTCCCTCGTATCCGGCAAAGAACAGGTTTCCAACTCCGCGCCCGTTGACTTCGGAACTCTGACGGCAGACCTCGGCACGGTGGCCTATTGGGGCATCTATGACGCGCTGACGGCGGGCAATTTGCTTTGGTACGGCTCCTTTACCCGGAGCAAGAACGTACTCAACGGCGACGCTATCACGGTATCGGCGGGGGCTATCGTTTGCACTTTGGCATAACGAGGAGGCGAGCAAATGTATAACCGCACTCCGTACAATAAGACGACGTACAACCGAACAACGTCCATTGTGTTCGAGTGGCTCGCTACGGCGAACGCGGAGACGGATACCTCGGCGACGCTGAAAATCATTCGATACCTCGACGGCTCGGCGGCGGCGGTCGCTACCGCGTCCGGCGTGTTTGTCCGCGTCCTCCTACCCTCCGCGCTTGCGGAGGCGGAGGCCGGGAGCGTCGGCGACTATATCCGCACTCTCTTTTTCTCCGCACTTGCGGAGGCCGTAGCAACGGCGAGCGGTACGGGCGTTTCGACCTACGGCTCCGTCACTATGGTAATTGAGGGCGTGAACATGGTCGCCGGAGACGAGCTTATTATCGACACGGAGCACATGACCGTAACGCTCAACGGCGCGAACATCATCGACCGCGTGAGCGACGATAGCGCATTTTTCAAGCTCCAACCGGGCGAGAACGATATTATCGTCGAGGGCGGCACGACCGCAGACGTTAAAATCTTGTGGAAAGATAGGTGGTTATAATGGCAAAGCCGCAGATTTTCAACCGCGATATGAAGCGGCTCGCCTACCTCGACAACGCGCTCGCCGTCGGCTACGGCCTCGAGACTAATTCCCTATGGACGGCGACCTTTACGCTCCCGGCGGACGACCCGAAAAACGCCTATTGTACGCCGCTGAACTTCGTCGAGATTTTCGACGGAGACGAGCGTATCGACCTTTTCCGCATCATCGGGGAGGATATGGAGCGGAGCAACGGCGCGACTCGCTATTACGATTGCGAGCACGTCCTCGCTACGCTCCTCTCCGACGTTCTCTTTCAGTATCATCAATGCGGCGGCTCCGGCGTAAAGACCGCCGACGTTCTCAATTACATTCTCGCACGGCAGACCCGGCAAAACTGGAAACTCGGGGCTTGCGATTTCAAACGCTATTTTGAATATAATTGGGAAAACTCGACGCTCCTCGCGGCGCTCTTTGCCGTGCCGGAGTGCTTCGATAGTGAATACCTTTGGTCGTGGGATACGACCGTCTACCCGTGGACGCTCTCGCTCACCGTACCGACGGAGGCACTCAAAAGCGAAATCCGATACGCAAAGAATATGACGAACATCAAAAAGACGACGGACGCGACCAGTATCGCAAACCGCGTCTATGCGCTCGGATACGGCGAGGGTGTAAACCAACTGACGATAGAGTCGGCGAACGGCGGCGTTCCATACGTCGAGGACGCTTTAAGCATCGAGCGATACGGCTTGTGTTCGACTATCCTCGTAGACTCGCGGTATCAAGTGGCGGAAAACCTCAAGGCATACGCCGAGCAGATACTCGCCGGGCTCAAGGAGCCGTATGTGAGCTATGAAATCGGCGCTATCGACCTCCACCGGCTGACCGGCGACAAGTTCTCGAAGTTCCGCCCGGGCGAAATCGTCCGCGTCGTGGACGAGGCCGACGGAATTAACCTCCGTACCCGCATCGTCCGCGTGGAAAAAGCGGATGCAGAGGGCGACCCGGGAAATGTCACGGTGACGATTGCCAACAAGACGCAGGATATAGCCGGGAGCATTTCCGACTTGCAGAGCCGCGCCCTTATCGGCGAGACATACGCACAGGGCGCGACCAACCAACAAATCTATAATTTCTCGGATAACGCCGACGCAACGCATCCGGCGAAACTGCAACTCTATATCTCCGACTCGGTGGTACGCATTAACAAAATGCTCCTCAATATCGAGTTCGAGGCGTTCCGGGCGTATGAGAAAGCTATCGGCGGCGGCGGTGGACAAACGACCTCCTCCGGCGGCGGGCAGACCTCCGGCGGAACGGCGCTCGAGTCCTCGAACGTGCTCCCGAGTGAGACGAACGGACAGGCCGTGCATAACCACGGCATTTCTCAACACGCCCGCCTTGCAACGACCAGCGACGGGAAAACCGTTGACGGATACGAGACGTTCATTTGGTCGGGCGCGCATACGCATCCGTCGCACACGCACAGGATTTCCGCACATACACACGAGGTCTACGACCATACGCACACGGTAAGGGCGCACACGCATACGGTGAAAGACCATACCCACACCGTAAAAGACCATACCCACGCTATCGAGTTCGGCATCTACGAGGGACAACGCGCCTCGAAAGCGACTATCAAGGTAGACGGCAAAGAGATACCCGCGCCGTCCTCGTATAGCAATATCGACATTGTGAAGTATCTCGCCACGGACTCGAGCGGGAAGATACGCCGTAACTCGTGGCACTCGATAGAGATACTCCCCGATAACATGAGTCGTATCGTGGGCGCGGTATTCGCTCAAACATTCTGTAATTCTCGCGGCGGCGGGGACTACTAAAAGGAGGAAAGAATATGTCCGAATTAGTGACAATGTACCCGGCGCAAGCCAACTCCCCGGAGACTTCGCTCTCCGGCGCGCTGACGGCGGCGGGTACGACCGTAAACGTCGTTGACGGCTCCGTACTGCCGGAGGCTCCGAACTTGCTCACGATTGGAGCGGACGGCTCCACGGCGGAAACGGTGCTTATGACCGCAAAGAACGGGAACGTGCTCACCGTCACGCGAGCGCAGAACGGCACGACCGCCCGGGCATGGTCGGCGGGCGACGTTATCGCCCGATATTTCACGGCGGCAGACCAAACCGCTATGCAGGAAAATATTAAGAAGCTCAACGAGGGCAAGGCCGAGAAAGCCGCCTCCCCGACGGCGGGACACTTCGCCGGGCTCGATGCAAGCGGCAATCCGACCGACTCCGGCAAAAAGCCGGGCGACTTCGCCGCCGCGAGCCATACCCACACAGGCAAGGCGGACAAGGTGAGCTCCGCCACGGCGGGACACTTCGCCGGGCTCGACTCCTCCGGCAACCTCACCGACTCCGGCAAAAAGCCGGGCGACTTTGCCACCGCGAGCCATACCCACACGGACAAGGCGGACAAAGTAAAGAACGCCACGGCGGGACACTTCGCCGGGCTCGACTCCTCCGGCAATCTGACCGACAGCGGCAAAAAGCCGGGCGACTTTGCCAACGCCTCCCACGCTCACGCGGGATACGCCGAGGTAAAGATTTTCTCCGGCGTGTCCGTCGCCGCCTCTGCATGGGTGAGCGACAGCACATACGCGGCGTATCCCTATGCCGCCTCTATCGCCTGCCCCGGCGTGACGGCGAGCCACGTCCCCGAGGTCGTGTTCGGTGCGACAGAGGCCGCGAGCGGAAACTTTGCACCGGTCGCTCTCTCCGGGAGCGGGACGGTCAAAATCTACGCCGCGACAAAGCCGACGGCGGCTATCACGGTGCAGAGCATTACTTGTATTAAGGCGGTGAGTTAAAAATGATTGGTAGAACAAACGCAGTCAGCAAGCCCGGAGTCGAGCTCTCCCTCGTGGTATCCGTTACGAGCGGAGCGGCGGTCACGGCGACAAAGGGCTCGAAAACGGTAAACGGCACGGCGGCGGGCGGCTCGTGCGTCCTCTCCTTGCCGGAGGCCGGTACATGGAGTGTAAAGGCCACACTCAACGGGCAAACGTCAGACACGAAAAACGTCTCCGTCGTCGATAGCTACGCGGTGGCGCTGACGTTCTTTTCCGCGACGATTACCGTCAACGTAGACTCCGGCGCATCCGTCACGCTGAAAAAGGGCGGGACGACAATCGCCACAAAGACGAGCAACGGGACGGCGGTTTTCACCGTCACGGAGACGGGGGCGTACACGGTCACGGCAACAAAGAACGGGCAGACCGTGAGCGGCTCCGTCAATGTCGTGTCCTCCACGACCTCCTATGCGCTGACGCTCTCTTTCGTGAGCTCTACGCTCAACAATAACGAGTGGAGCGTTATCAAGTCCGTTTCCGACGCGGGACAGGGCGCGAACTATTGGAGCATCGGCGACCGAAAGGCGGTCACGCTTAACGGCACGGTCGGAAAGCTCTCACTCTCGAATGTCACGACCTACGCTTTCATTATCGGCTTTAACCATAACGCAAGTGTCGAGGGCGCAAACCGCATCCATTTTCAGCTTGCAAAGACCGCGCTCTCCGGCGGTACGGACGTGTGCTTCTGCGATAATCAATATGGCCCGGATAGCGGATGGTCGTCCCCGGGTGCGGGCTATTTCGTTATGAACGCGAGCAACACCAACTCCGGCGGATGGAAAAGCTCGCAAATGCGTACAAACATTTGCGGGACGAGTCTTTCAAACTATGCAGGGACGATTATTGCAATAATACCGGCGGCGCTCCGTGCAGTATTGAAATCCGTGACGAAGTACACGGACAATACGGCAAACGGCGGCGGCTCGACGGCGAGCTACATAACGGCGACAACGGATTACTTTTTCCTCCTCTCGGAGTTCGAGGTTTTCGGTAGCATCTCCTACGGAAACACGAACGAGAAGAACAAACAAGCGCAGTACGCCTATTATTCCGCCGGGAATAGCAAAATTAAGTACAAGCACAACGGCACGAGTACCGCCGCTCGTTGGTGGCTCCGTTCTCCGTATGCGGGCAACTCCAACCGTTTCGTGCTTGTGTACACCGGCGGGACAGTCTACTACTACGCCGCGCACTGTTCCCTCGGCTTCGCGCCCGGCTTTTGCGTATAATTCGGAAATCGAGACTTGCGCCCTCAATGGGCGCATAGTCGGCGAGGAGGAAAGAAAATGTCCGTACCAAAATCGAGACGCGGCGAAAGCCCGGCGGAGTATATCAACCTCGCCCGCGAGATTTATGTATTCACATACAACCGCGTCCGCATCCTGCCGAAAAGCTACACCTTTTATTTTTCCTTGCCGCTCTACAACGCGGCGCGAGAGGCTTATCGCATGATAAAGACGGCAAACCTCATTTACGTTGACGAGAAATCTCCCGAGGAGATACGCCGCCGGAACATCCAGCGGCGGAAAGAGTATTACGAAACAGCACAGGGCTATTATAACTCGATGCTCGACGTGCTCGACCTCGCGTATATGACCGTCAACCATGAGAAGATACCGCCGAACGTCCTCAAAGAGTGGGTAAAGCTCATTACGGACGAGCTCTCGCAAATCTCTAAAATCAAACGGAGTGATAAGGCGCGAGCTTAATCCTCCGCGTGATTAGGTTATATTCCGTATCGCCGCTAATTGGTGGCTCCGTTCTCCGAATGCGAGCAACTCCAACAATTTCGTGAATGTGAACACCGACGGGACAGTCAACAACAACAACGCGAACTATTCCCTCGGCTTCGCGCCCGGATTTTATATCGACACGGGGCAGACCGAATAACTCCTCACGGAGCGAAAGCAGTCCCCATATAAAAGGGGAATATAACCTCTCTGACGGCCTCGCGCCGTCGGACAAACATATACCGCGATACGGTTAGCCGGACGCTCCTTGCATGGGTGCGGAGTGCGTGTTTTCCGTGCTTTCATGGCTCGCCGTTACGCATTTTAGACAACACGCCGAGAAAGAAATGTACGAGGTATTTTTATTTTATGAACAGCGCAGAACGACGCGAGGCACGGTATCAGCGTCGCAAGGCCGCACGGATGGAAAAGAAAGCCGCCGCGCTCCGGGAGCACGGAGATTTCGAGACGGTTTTCTCATTCGAGCGGCTCTATGAGAGCTACCGCGCCTCCGTCCGTGGCGTTGGGTGGAAAGCGAGCACACAGCGATACAAAGCCGCCTCGCTTGCCAACGTCACAAAGACACACGAGGAATTGATAGCCGGGAGATACCGCTCCAAGGGCTTTTACGAGTTCGATATTGTGGAGCGGGGAAAACCGAGGCATATTCGGAGCGTCCATATCTCCGAGCGCGTCGTACAACGGTGCTTGTGCGATTACTGCCTCGTGCCGATGCTCTCCCGGTCGTTCATTTACGACAACGGAGCGAGCTTGCGCGGCAAAGGGTACGATTTCGCCGTATCCCGGGTGACGCACTTTCTCGCGGAGCATTACAGAAAACACGGACGGGAGGGCTACGTCCTCGTATTCGATTTTTCAAAGTATTTCGATACGGCACAGCATGAGCCCGTTTTTCGAGAGTTCGAGCGGAGCGGCATCGACGACCGCCTCGTCGCGCTCTCGAAATATTTTATTCAGAACTTCGGCGACGTGGGGCTCGGCCTCGGGAGCCAAGTCTCGCAGATTGCCGCGCTCGCTCTGCCGAACAGGATAGACCACTATATCAAGGACGTGCTCGGCATGAAGTATTACGCTCGCTATATGGACGACGGGTGTATCATCAGCGAGTCAAAGGAAAAGCTCGAGATTTGCCTCCGGGAGCTCCGGCGGCTATGCGCCGAGCACGGTATCCGCCTCAATCCGAAAAAGACGCAGATTATCAAGCTCACGCGCGGCTTTACATTCGTTAAGGTGCGCTTTCGATATGGCGCAAACGGGAAAGTCGTCCGCCGGGCAACGTACAAGGGTATCCGGCACATGAGGAAAAAGCTACGCATTTTCCGGCGTTGGGTGGACTCCGGCAGAATGACGGCGGCGGACGTGGAAACGTCCCTCGTGTCATGGCGGGGACACATGAAAAGATTTCACTCGTACCACATGGAGCAGAGCGTCGAGCGGCTCTATCGTGAATTATTCAAGGGAGGGTAAGCTATGGAATATGTCGTTTATCGGCGTTTTAAGGCCGAGGGCATCGACGGAGCCTTTAACCTCCGATACGGGACGACCGTAACGGAGCGGGACGGCTTTCTCTTTGCCGCTGACGGGCGGAAGATTTGCGCCGCAACGTCTGAAAACGGATGGGAGCATTTCAGACCAAACACGCCGGAGGGCGCGTATCGTCAAAAGATGCTCGACGGCCTCTATCACTATTACGGCAAGCACGAGGGCGCGTCGGACTTCGACCCGGAGAAATGGGCGGGGGCGGAAAATCTGTACTGGAAAAACCTCCTCCGCACGATGAACACGCAGGAACTCGAGGAGTTTTATAAAAAGCGGCTCGGAGAGCTGCCGAAAATGGAGGGATAACGTATGTATGCTATCAAAAGCGGCGGAAAGGTCGTCGGCTACTCCGATACCGTTGTCTATGTCCGCCTACACGAAAACGGGTGCTATGTCCCGTGCGACGAGGCGGAGGCCGGGGGCTTTTGCATCAAGACGGCAATCGACCGCAAGGACGAGGAGACGGGCGAGACGACGACATATCTCGAGGACTTCGTTTACGCTTTCGCCGACGGCGGGCTCCTCGGTATCGAGCCGGTCGGCTCCGTGGAAAATGTGAGCGGTACGCTCATGCTCGCCGAGAACGATAAAGTTCTCGATATTCTGTTAGGGGGTGCGGCGGAATGATTACCGTTGAAAAGGCGAAAAAACTCCGGGCAATCATCGAGCGGGCAGTCGCCGCGCTCGAGCTCGACAACGAGGCCGCGCTTGAGTGCGTCGAGCTTTTCCCGGCATGGGAGAACGGCAAGGCGTACACCGCCGAGACAAGAGTACAGTACGACGGAAAGCTCTATCGTTGCGTACAAGCGCACACGTCGCAAAGCGATTGGACTCCGCCGGTCGCCGCCTCTCTTTGGAGCGGAGTAACGGTAGACCCGACAACCGGATACGACGAATGGAAACAGCCGACCGGCGCTCACGACGCATACAAAAAGGGCGACCGCGTTCTCTTTAACGGCTCCGTGTATGAGAGCCTTATCGACGGAAACGCATACTCCCCGACGGCGTACCCGGCGGGGTGGAAGCTCATCGAATGAGCGCGGCGGTCTACACGGTCGAGCTCGACGGCAAAATCATAGCGCGGCGGGAGTCTCTCTTGTGGGTGAGGCTTGACGCTCCCGGCCTCTATGTCGTATGCACGGAGGCAGAGGGAGAGGGCGTTATCGTTGACGGGGAGATTTACCACGTTCGGGGGTGTCCCGTATTGCCGGGAAAGCAGACAGTTAAACTCGATTATTACGAATTATAACGGAGGTTAAGAATGGACTATGTAGGAGCGATTATAGGAGTCCTCGGGACTATCCTCGGCGGCGTGTTAAGCTATGCCGCTTTTCATAGGAACTCGAAAAAGGACAGCGAGAGCGAGGGCAAAGAGGCCGGAACAATGTTGACCGAAATCGGGTACATTAAAGGCGGCATCGACCGTATCGAGCGCAAGCAGGACGCACAGGACGCGCGCTATATCGGCATGGCGGAGCGTATGTCGGCGGTGGAGAGCTCGGCAAAGTCGGCACATCATCGTATCGACAGGCTCGAGGGGCGCGAGGTGCGGGAGGACGGATAATGTCCGCCCGCAAAGGCGCGGCGCGGCGGCGGAAGTTCAAAAAATGGGCGCTCGAGGTATGGAGCTTTGCAAAGGGGTATCTCTCCTTTTCAAAGCTCCTCGTTTATGCCGTCCTCTATATCGACTACAAATCGACCATGACGACGCTCGACCTCTGCCGGATTTCCGTAGCCAACAACTACACCGGCTCGCTCCCATATTTGACCGCCCTTATCGCCTTTTTACAGGCCGCGACCGCTACCGTGCTCTCGTTCTCGCTCAATAAGAGCAAGGCAGAGAACACGACCGGCGGAATTACATACGACACGGCAACAAAACGAGATTGCTAAAGGAGGTAGCAAAATGAAAGAAATCATCGTAAAGCGGCTCGGCGCTCTCTTGAGCGTAAAGAGCCTCGTCACGCTCTTGCTCTCCGGGGTATTCGCGTACCTCGCCATTACCGGGCAGACGAGCCAAGAGTTTATGACGGTCTACACGGTCGTTATCGCGTTCTATTTCGGGACGCAGACGCAGAAAATCAGCGACGCGGTAGAAAAGACCACAAAGGAGGGCTAAACCGTGACGGAGCAACAGGTACGCGAGCTCGTCGTATCGACGGCGAGGGCGTGGCTCGGGAAGAACGAGCGGGACGGCTCTCACCGGGAAATTATCGACCTTTACAACGCACACAAGCCGCTCGCCCGGGGATACGCCGTCAAGTACACGGACGCATGGTGCGCGACGTTCGTCTCCGCCGTCGCTATCAAATGCGGACTCTCGGACATTATGCCGCTCGAGTGCGGGTGCGAGGCTATGATTTCCCTCTATCGTTCTCATGCGGTGAGCCGCTGGGAGGAGGACGAGAGCATCACGCCACAGCCCGGCGACGTGGTTTTCTATGACTGGCAGGACTCCGGCTCCGGCGACGACCGGGGAGCCGCCGACCATGTGGGCATTGTATCCAGCGTGAGCGGGCGCGTCCTCAAGGTCATTGAGGGCAATTTCTCGAATAGCGTCAAGGAGCGGACGCTCGAGGTAAACGGAAAGTATCTCCGGGGCTTCGGCCTCCCGGCGTACTACACCAAAACGGACAACAAGGAGGATTTCGACATGGATATTAACGAGGCAAGAAAGCAACTGACCTCTTGCGCCGATACCGGCGACACGCCCTCCGCGTGGGCGAAAGAGGCGGCGGAATACTGCAAGCGCAAGGGCATTTTCAACGGCGACGGAGCCGGTAATTTCGGATGGCAACAGCCGATTACCCGCGAGGCCGTCGCTTGCATCATCTACCGCGCACTCGAGGCGGCGGGCGCTCTCGGCAATCTTTCCGACGTATAATCGTGCAGAAAAAGCGGGCGGGGCTCTATGGCCTCGCCCGCTTTTTTTGTTACGCTTTTAGTGCTTTATGTGCGTTATTTCTCCTTTAATGCACGTATATAGCTTTTTTGCTCCGATTGCCGCATACTTGAACATGAGATAAAGGCCGTAGAACAGGCCGTAAAGCATCCATCCGCAAGCCAACACGGAATACCAACAGAAATAGAAACAGCCGACGAGCACCAAAACGAATAGGAAGTACCAACAATTACGCCGAGTAAGCCGGAGGCCGACTCCGAGCCGGAAACCGCTCATTGACTTTAGGTGCTTCGAGAAGCTGACAAACATAGCTCACCGCCTCCCGCTTTTCGCTTTCAGATACGGCACGAGCCCCCATGCGACCAGCGCGCCGCCGATAACGAGCCCGCACACGAAAGAGGAGATATTCCCTTGTACGGCGAGCGAGACGGCGGCGAACAGGAACAGAACACCGACGACAATCTTTACGAGCATAGCGGCCTTTGACTGCCGCATACCTGTAACGCGCTCGCGCTCGTCTGCCTCTGCCTTGCGCTCCTCCGCCTTGCGAGCTTTTTCTCTATCCGCCTGCTCGGACTTCTGTTTATCTACACAACGCTTGCAGACATAGCGGCGGGACTCGGGATAATAAGCGCCTCCCTCGTTCGCGTCGAACTGCCTCCCGCACTTCACGCAAGTAACAATATGCTTTTTCATGGTATGAGTAACTCCCTCCTATTTTTTCGGTCTGCTGACCTTTAACACAATTATGCGTTGCGTATGTGCTAAAGTCAAGAAAAATGCAGAACATTAACACACGGGAGGCGAGAGCTTGCGGATATATGATTTTGAGGGAAAGAAGAATATAAGCGGCGAGCGCATCCGCGAGGCACGGCTAAAGCTCCGGCTCTCACAAAGCGACCTCGCGGCGCGGGTGCAGGTCGAGGGCGTAACAATGGAGCGGGACTCGATAAGCCGTATCGAAATCGGAACGCGGTTTATCCCCGATTATGAGATACCCGTCTTTGCCCGCGTCCTCGGCGTGTCCGCCCTTTGGCTCCTCGGAATAGAGTAAATCCCCGGCTCCGTGCCGGGGATATTTTTTGCACTTTTTTCTAAATAACGCTTGACATACTGCAAGCAGTATGATATTATAATAGACAGAAAGGAGGTAAACGCATTGAGCAAGCGAAAAAAGAAACGCGGCAACAAGGCAGAGCCGGACAGCTACTTAAACCTTGTTACCGCAATCCTAAATCTCGTGATTGCTATTCTACTGCTGATAGAAAAGCTCACCGAGTAAAGGGCAGGGGGAGAAATCCCCCTTGCCCTCCAAGGATAACACGAAATGCGCTCAATGTCAAACGACCATGACAACGGTTATCTATGTTTTGTGCGGGGTAAGCATTACCCTATCCGCAATCTCTATTTTCATCAACGCCAAAAGGAGGCGGCAGAATGGCAGAGGAAAAAAGAAAGACTAAGACCTCGACGGCGGTAAAGACTCGATATAATGAAAAGGTCTACGACGTTATTTCGGCGCGAGTCCCGAAAGAGCTCGCGGCGGCTTTCCGCGAGAAATGCACAGCCGAGGGCATACCGCAAGCACAGATTATCAAAAAGGCGATAGAGGACTTTCTATCGCGGTAACGAGAGGGCGGGACTTTCCCGCCCTTTTTTCATATCTCGAGGGAGGGCGCGCTATGGGAGAGCGGACGTATAAACAACTTAATTGGACGAGCCGTATCAAGCTCGAGACGATGCTCAAGCATGGACACTCGAAAAAAGAAATCGCCGAGGAGCTGGGCGTACATATCAGCACCGTTTACCGCGAGCTCAAGCGCGGGACGTATGAGCATCTAAACTCCGATTATACAACCGAGGAACGGTATAGCCCGGAAAAGGCCGAGGCGCGCTATCAAGAGGGGCTCGCCGCGAAAGGTGCTCCGCTCAAGATTGGGAAAAATCACGCCGCCGCGCAGTTTATCGAGGACAAAATCGGAAATGAGGACTATTCCCCGGCGGCGGTGTGCGCTCTACTCAAGCAGGAAAAATATAAACACTTCGGAATAACCTTTTGCCGTGCGACGATTTACAAGTACGTCGAGGACGGCGTTTTCCTCACGCTCACAAATCAAGACCTCCCGGAAAAGGGCGACCGCAAAAAGAAGCATAGAACAATCCGCAAGAAACAGACTCGGGCATCCAGCGGCACGAGTATAGAGCAGAGGCCGGAGTATATCAACGAGCGGCAGGAGCCGGGACATTGGGAAATGGATACCGTCGTCGGGAAGAAACGGACGAAAGCCCGCCTCCTCGTCCTCTCCGAGCGCGTTACGCGGCGGGAAATCATTATCCGCATTAAGGACGGGCGCGCCGAGACGGTCGTCGCGGCATTAGACCGCCTCGAGCGCCTTTACGGTGCGGCGTTCTATCGGATATTCAAAACGATAACCGTAGACAATGGCTCCGAGTTCGCGGATGCTGACGGCATCGAGCGGAGCGCCCGGCGCAAGGATGCAAAGCGGACGACGGTCTATTACTGTCATGCGTATAGCTCTTGTGAGCGCGGCACGAACGAGAATATTAACCGCATGATACGGCGGCAATTCCCGAAAGGGACGGACTTCGACAAGGTGACGGCGGCGGAAGTGAAGCGCGTCGAGACGTGGCTCAACAACTACCCGCGAGAAATACTCGGCTTTATGTCCTCGGCGCAAGCGTTCGAGCTCGCCTTTGACCGCGCCGCATGAGCCCTCAAAAATTTATTCTATCTTTTTCGCACAAAATACTTGACATTTGCGAAGGGATAATTGTTTTTCATATTTCTTTTGCTGAGTCTTGAGTGCTTGATTCACTCGCTTGTCCGCTTCGGACTGGATAAGTGCTAAGACCTCTTCCTCAGTATAGGTTTTGGGCGTATTCTCTTGCTGCTGATTATTTTCAGCGCCGTTTTCATTATTATTATTGTTATTAATATCTTCTGCCATAATAAAACCTCCATTTAATAGTTGTTGCGGCCGCCTCCGCGCCGCCCCAATAGGGCAGTTGTTGTTTAGTGTCTAACCCCTGTTAAAACGACAATATAGAAAGAGAGTCTAACAAATCGCTGTTAGACTCTCTTTGCTTTTAATTATTTAATTGCGGCCTTAGTAAAATTCTTTACCTTCCGCATACGCCTTGCGGCATTCGTTTAAAGACATAATGTTTGCTAGCCCTTTTGCGTCGGGATTTTCTTCTTGCGTAACATCGTTCATCCAACTGCAAATAGGACATTCTTCAAACTCTACCTCAAATCTATACTTGCCGCACACTGGACATTGTCTAATGGCTGGATAATTCATTATTTTACCTCGTGAATTTTCTAATTTGGTCTAACCAGTATTCTTCTGGTTCCATTCCCCATATTTCTTTTTGGGGAATAAACAATGTAGATATTGTTCCTTTATCATTTAATATTGCAAATAAACCTGTAGAATGCTGAAACTTAATCAGATTGCCTATCGCGCTTATAAAACCAACGACATCAACCATATCTATTTCTTTCTTAATAAAGGCATCTGCCATTGCTTCATATTTATCCCAAGCAGCATCACCTATAAGACCAGTAAGTTCCTCGGCGTGTTTCTAATGTCGTGGAGTTCTTTTATAAAAACGCAATCGCTAATTACTCCGCTGCAACTCATGGACTTTATTAATTGCTTCCTGAACATCTGGGCTTATCGCTGCCTTTGGCGAACGAACTTTATTAATCTTTTCTATATTGTATCATTTCTCTTTTCTAAATTCAACTGGATAGGTTCTGCATTCAGCCTCGTCGAATTTTTGTTGGCAGAGTCGGTGATATTCATCCGCCTTTTTACGAGTAATAAACTCATTGATTAATTCGGGTAGGGTCTTGGCGGCGGCCTCGGTTAGTGTTATACGCATCTGGGGTTCCTCCTTACAGTTCTAAAGTTAGAGATTCATAGACCTAACCAAGAATTCATAGACCTAGAGAGGAAAAAGGGGCCGCCCCAAATAAAAAAGGTTCACTAGAATTAGAAAAATCCTAGTGAACCTCACGTTTTTGGCAGGGGAAGAAGGCTTCGAACCCTCGGCCTACGGTTTTGGAGACCGTCGCTCTACCAACTGAGCTATTCCCCTATATATCAAAAAATGGTGGGCCTTCAGGGACTTGAACCCGGGACCGACCGGTTATGAGCCGGTTGCTCTAACCAACTGAGCTAAAGGCCCATATTCAAAGAATGCCGCCACGGTTGGTGACGGCAATATCTCTGGCGCCTCCTGTAGGATTCGAACCTACAACCCTCCGGTTAACAGCCGGATGCTCTACCGTTGAGCTAAGGAGGCATTAAGCAAGGGATTCGCCTGAGCGAATCCCTTA